CTTATTTTGGCAATTCCCAAGCTGTGATTTTCAGCGTTTGGGTTTTTGTGGGCGCCGGTGTACTGGTCACCGAGATCGAGCCATCAGTCTGCATGAAGCGAGCGGAGTCGACTACAACGTAGTGGATTCCGTTCTGTGCGATTGTCAGAGTGAGATCGCCGAGAGTACGCAGGAACGCGGGCGCGTNAGTACCTTTGTTGATCACGACAGTCATGTTGTCAGCGGCACCTGCGGTGTTCTGAAACTTCAAAAGCACGTTGTGGGTGTCACCGCTCGGCGTGAACTTCAAGGTCACGGCGGTAGTTTCGGTGTCGAGTACGCTCTCAGCGCAGTCGGATTTCGCGGTGTCAAGCGTCAGCTTGTTCAGAGTAATTGCTGTTGCATTAGCCATGTTTCACCGCCTTAGCTGGCTGCATTCTTGGCATAGAGGGTCGCCAGCAAAGCAGGACGAACAACCTTATAGCCCCAAACATGCAAGCCCTTGACTGCATCGGCGAAGCGGAGCTCTGGTCGATAAGCCTCAACAGAGTTAATCTGACCGGCGAAACTCACAGTCATCGGGTGCCCGGCGATAATGCGGTAAGTCTTCACAGACTGACCATCGTCGGTCACGTTGTTGCTCATGTAGACGTTGAGCCCGGCCGCCTTGCCGATCAGACCGTTGGTGCGAATCTGATTGCCAGTTTCGGTCGCGTTGATGAAGCGAGAATCTTTGAGCAAAGCACCATGAGCCCAGGCAGGCACAACCACCCACCGACGTCCGTCATCGGGGCAGTTGTTCTGGTCGAGGATCACCTTCAAATCCACGAGGTAGTCATACAGAGCGGAGCCAGCAGTCAGCACCAGACCGAGTTTGGCAGAGCTGCCATCAGCACCGATCTTATTGTCAGCAGGAGTCAAAGTGTGCATCTTGGCAAGCTCGGTATCCACCGCACGAGAGAGCCCATAGGCAGCTTCGCGCATAGCTTCATCCATCACTTTCGGACGTTGCTGAGCACGGTCGACGTCGTCGATCTGGAAGTTGAAATAATCAGCTTTATCAACAGTGAGCGTGGTCTGAGCGTCGGTCAGAGTTTCCGCCGAGCTCATATTAGTGTTTTTAGTGTAAGAGCCAATGGTCACACGACCAACGGCGTTGATCTTGACGGTGTCACCAACATTCTTGATTTCACCTTCGTAGTCGTTGTTGGCGAGGTTTGCATAGACATGCGCCTCGTTGAGGTTTTGGAGCAGTCGAGCTGCCCAAATCTGCGGAATAAAATTATTCAAAGCCATAGTTTACCTTTCCCTTTCGGTTACCGTCCGCTTTCAAGTGAGTCCTTGATCGCGTCCCAATTTTTATTGATTTCAGCAGGAGTCATTCCTTCAATCTCTTCTCTGCTGAACTTTCGAACACGTTGGAGATTCATTGCACTGGAGCCTGAGCCAGTCAGATAAGGGCGTTCCTTCAACATCGACGCTAACAGCGATTCGACGTTCAAAGGCTTTCCGCTCGGATCATACTCAATCGCGTCGTGGTCGATCAGCCGATAGGCGGCATCAGGATCAACAATCCCAAGCTTATTGGCTGTTGCCAGAATCACGCTTTGAGTTGCCATTTTCTTCTGTCCAGCAAGCAAATCCTCGATCTGCTTTGCTCGAGTATCCGCAAGCTCACGCGCTTTCTGCAATTCGCTCTTCTCTGCGTCCTCGCGTTCGCGTGCCTTTTTGAGTAAGGTTTCCGCGTCTGCCGGTGTCTCAAAGCCGAGCTTTTTCAGCAGTGCGCTTTCTGCCTGCTTCGCTCTTTCTGCAAATAACCTGTCAAGTTCGTCCTGAGAAAATACTTTGCCTTTTGCGCTGGTAGCGTCACCAGAATTTTCCGCTGTTCCGCTTTGCTCGTTTTTTTCTGCTTCTTGCTCGTTCATCTTTACCTTTCCACCTGTTTCCGCTGGTGTCGCGTGTTTTTTTTGCCCAGAATCAAGAAACCCGAAACTGCAGACCGCTTTTTGGTCTACAGCTCCGGGTGCTTATTCCTCGTGAGCTATGTTTAGTCTTTACTCAATATTCAATTTCAATAATCAGTTTACCATACTTTGAATCCAAATACAAGTTATTAAAGCACATCGCCCCAGCGGGGAAACTGAGGCGGTGGCTGACAGTGAGCAGGGGCGCTTATTGTCAATTACTTTACAATACGGTTTGTAGTGAATCTCCACCTATGTTATACAAGGCTTTGCTGTAAAAGTCAAGCATGGTTGCAAAAGGTATGGATCCGACGGAAGTTGAACCCGTATTGTAAATTTTGGAGATGCACTACATGCCACATGCGGGCCCATACTGAGATATATTTTACTCGTCCATCCCCAGATCCACAACAAAAAAGCCTCATTGCTGAGGCGTCTTGTTTTCTACTTTTGGTTTATCAAATCTCTGGATATGTGTAATCAAGCGCAAGGATCTTATCCTTTTGGTCTTGAATTCTTTTCTTTAGTCCCACCAAGATTTTCGAGAACTCATCACTGAGAGGTTGGATCTGGATGCGGCGCATGCTCCCAATCGCTGCATCCCAATCAACTCCAATAGATGCTTGCTCAAAATCAGGCCAGGGAAGTTCGATTGTCTCTATATCAGACAATACACCTTCGATAAACAATAGATCACGCATTATTTCTTTCGTATCCATATCAAATCACTTCTTTTCTCAGAATTAATTATATCATCAAGTAGAACAAACTGATTTGCTGTAACGACATGCCCGGTTTCTGCTCTGAATTCCACAAAGAACAATCCTTTACTCCCAGGCCCAGCGAAATTTCCTGACTCTCTTACTATTCCAACTTGCAGAGCGCCGCGAAATCGGCTCACAAATAACTGCGATTGCTTATCCAAAACAACTTCTTTTATGGATTGATAATAATCATCCACGCTCGTCCCAACAGGCCATTCACGGTGAGCCACAACATGTCGCAAATAATGCACAATACCAGACCCCATCATGTCACTACCCTTTATGGTATTGCCTTGCCATTCGAGACCAGTGAGCCGTCCACCTGCTTTTTCCAGCAAGTTATTATTGAACCCACGTTCAGCCACTTGATCAACAATTTTCCCAACTTCTTTGTTCGTCAATGGTCTCAAATCCAAACTCGCAAACTTGATCAGCTCATCCGCGTTCAGATTCTGCTTCGCCAATCCATTTTGCACCAACCGCAAATAGTAATTGGCATCCTTCTCCCCCATCAAATCCGCCAAACTCGCCACCCCCTTGCCCTCACCCCAGGTCGCGTTAAAAGTCGGCTTCACAATATCCCCAAACGCAAACTTCCCGTCCTTCCACGCCAGCCACTTCGCCGGACCCAGCACCTTGCGCTGTTCCTCCATGCTCAACATCTCGAAATACGCCTCCCCTATCATGTTCCGCGTCTGGTACCGCGCGATCTGCTCAGGCGTCATCTTGTACTTCTTCGCAATCTCCTCAAACGATGGACCCGCTTTTTCCACCCCGCTGAAGTTCATCCCAAACTGCTCGCCAATCTCCTCCCACGAAAGTGTCAGTGGCGTTTGACAGCATCGGCAGTTGGGGTGCGAAGACATCTTCTCAGTAAGTGGATGCTCCGTCCCGTGCATCGCCAAACACACCGGACAAGCGCCGTTCACCTCCGCCTGCCATCTCCAACCCTTCACGATATCCGCGTTCGCCTGGTAATTCGCCTCCGTCGCCATCCGCTGTGCCCGCATGATCTCAGTACGTGAAATCGTCAATGCCCGGCTTAGCTGCACACCCAGCGCGTCCCGGATCATCGGCGCGATCTTGCGCGGGTTGTACCCCAGCATCATCCCCTCAATCAGCGCGTCACTCGCCTTCTGCGCTCCTGTCAGCTTGATACCCTCAAACAACGCCCGCAAAGGCGATCCGCTTTGATTCACCCCAACCATCGCCTCAATCGACTTCGTTGGCAGTGACTTCACTCTCAGTATCCCGGGCACATCATACTCCGGACCCAACTGCAGGATCATCGCATCCCGGCTGAATTCCAAACTTTCCCGGATCACCCGCGCTTGTTCTTCACTGATCTTATTCCCGGCAAACTGCGAGAAGTGGCTCAATTCCTTCCCGATTAGCTCCTGCATGTCGCTAAAACGACTATTCTGGTAGATCCAGCTCAAATCAACCGTCTCACCCCGTTCAACTGTGCGATCATACTCCGCCTGCAGGCGCTCCAATTTCACCCGTACACGTTTCCACCCCTCCACATACACGCGTACCATCTCCGAAGCCGCCCTGCGTTCATTTCGCACAATCCGGCTCTGAAAAAGCGCTGTGATTTCATCAATCGTCCCGGTCGGCATTACTCAGTCTCAACTCCGCCCTGATCAAATGCCTCCAGCAGCGCACTCCCTAATTCAGACTCCTTTGCCCGCTTCTCACGTTCGACATCCGGATCATAGCCAAACTCCTGGATCAACGTATCACCCGAAACGCCCAGTTGCTTCAAACTCAACGCCGCATTTGCCTGTACCTGAACGTCCTTCGGCAAGAGCTGCTGCCAGTGCAGCTGAGTATAGAGCTGATCTCCATATCCGCCCAACACCAACAGCCGCCGGTTGAGTTCCACGATCATTTCACCATATGTCACCCGCTTGGCTTCAGTCTTTTCCAGCAATGGCTGGTACAAAATCTCCAGCGCGATCCCCGAAAGTTGTCCAACCGATTCCACCTTCCCCGTTGCCACTTCCGGCACACGCGCCAGCTCATGCACGAACTGCTTCAGCTCTTTATGCATCTGGATCGAGCTCACCAGGTCGCTCTGCATCTCAAGATTCTGCAAGGTCGCCGTCTCGCCAGGCAGCAGGATCAGCTCATCCGGATTTACCCTCACGTCCGCTTTCCCAACGCCCCGCGCCCACGTCTTCGGATGGGCGTGATAGCGCAGGATCTTCAGGATATTCGAAACGGTGAAATTCTCTTTGTCGATCACCTCCAACAGGTCATCCTCGATATCGCTCATCCCCCAAAACTCGTGCGGCGCGATCATATTCTGGCAGTGCACTATCGGCGCAAAAGTATAAGGCCATCTCTGCTCTCCCAGAGTTTGTATCGAACCGCCGTTTACATTTTCGCGCTGATCCGTGATCATCCAGCCAGCCCCATCCTGCTCGATTACTTGCCTGATCGTGACCGGCTTCTTCGTCACCGGATCAATGCTCGGGTAGCGAATCGTGTACGCCACCACCTGATCAATGTCATCCTCAGCCAGCGTCACGCTCACCGTCTCCGGATCGCAGATGATCAGCCTCGGTTCCATCCCGGGCTTCCAATGGATCTTCACGAATGCCGTCCCGCACACCGCCCCGGATGTGGCCAACTTCTGCAGCAGGCTCATCTTTCGGTTTGCCTGCCAAACCGCTTCAAGATAGTCTTCCTGCGGCGTCTGCGCACCCTCTTCCAGCTCAAAGCCCACTTCCTTACCGAACAGGAACGCCACCCCTTTATCCACGAACATCCTCGCAAAGTTCATTCGCAGGTTGTCATCCGCCGCTCCTGCTACCACTGTTAGCGGCTTCTTGCCCTTGCCATAATAAACTTCCCAGTTCCGTCGGAATTTCTCCAGACGGTCCTGTTCCGTCATACGCACTGTGTTCTGAATCGCTGTTAATAAATAATTTTCAATCATTTTTCACCTGTCTATCGATAGAGTCCCGGTAAATATTCCACTCGTTGATCCAGCATCTCATCTTCATACGCGTATCGCAGCGCGTCAATCAGATGATTGTTCCGGTCCAACGGCTGCTTGATCGCGTTTCCAGACGCGTCCTCCCGCCATTTGTACTGCGAGAGTTCATTACGCATGGCTATGCAGCGCTTATCCACGACAATCGTCTGCTGCTGCAGCCACTGAATCCCAAACAGCACGCTGTCCTTGCCCTTCTTCACTGGGTCGACCTTCAACCCCTTCAAACGCAACTCCGCGATCGATTTCGGCTCTGCCGAGTCTGCCTTCAGTAAATCCTCTCCCAAAGGTTCCCGCAGCGCTTCAGCCAGAATGTCATTCGTCAACCCGCGTTCGTACAGCTCCGCGTAAACGTAAATTCGCTTGTGCGATCGGTCGTAATGCGTGAACGGCGCAGCCGCTGGATCACTCGAAAAGCCAAAATCCAGCCCATGCCGCCGGTCCGTCCGCTCAGACTCAGGCAGGTAAT